AGCAAGTTCTGTAAATGTTCGCCGTAATGCCGCATTGGCTACTGCTTATACCTTGTCAGAATCTGCTTTGAGAGAATATCAAGAAAAAGTGATTGAGACTATTGGTGAGAAGAAGGAACAATCTGTAAGGGATTCAATCGCCAAGGACAGAATTGAACGAGACCCCGTTACTAGTAAAGAAGTCATCATTACCGAAAGAGGTAATACTCTCTGCTATGATGTTATTTCTGGGCGATATTTCAAATCGGATATCGACAAATTAAAAAAGGTAGAGAACGAACTTAATAGACGGATGAGAGATGAAATGTATATTTCTCTTAACGAGTTCTATTATGAAATCGGTCTTAATCCGACCAGTATCGGTGATGATCTTGGATGGAATATTGATCACGGATACATAGAGTTGAGTTTCAGTTCGCAGTTGGCGGATGAAGGAACACCTTGTCTTGTGATTGATTATCAAGTCGCACCTAGATACGAATACAACAGGTAATTTTTGGTACGCGAAAAAAACACGTTCTTTAATGGAGAACATATAAACTATTTCTATATTTGAAAGGAGAAGATAAGATGGATACTAACGAAATCATGGTAAACGAAGAGGTTATTGAAACGACTGAGGGAATCGCAACAGCGGGTTCTGGAAAGGTTTTTAAGGTGGCAGCAGGTGTCGGTTTGACAGTTCTTGGAGGCTTTGTAGCTTATAAGTATGTAATCAAACCGGTAATAGCTAAAATCAAAGCCAAGAAGGAACAGCAGATGATTAACGCAGAAGTTTATGATTTTGACGATGCCGAAATCGATGAGTAACTTGATGTACCTAAGTAAATAGGAACAGAGTTCTAGCGAGGGAGAGTACCTTTAACAGGGTACTTTCCCTTTTTCTTTTTGAAAGGAGAGAAAATTGATGAATCAATATTCACCGGGACCCCTCGTTCTAGTTAAATGAAAGGAGCAAACGTGATGGAGGAATACAAGCCAAATTCTCATAAATATAAGGAGGATCAAAAGAGGTCTGTACTGGAGAAAAAAAGTAGAAAAAGTGATTGCTGGGACGGTAAAATCTAAGAAAAAAAGCGAGATTCGGAAGTTTACGGACATATTCATCTCAGAGGATATCAATAACGTAAAATCTTATATTTTGCTAGATGTATTGATTCCCGCAATCAAAAAAGCAATTTCAGATATTGTTATAAATGGTATTGACATGATACTTTACGGAGAAACAGGTAAGACAAAGAGTAATTCCATTGCCTCTAAGGTATCTTTCGGGAGTTACTACGATGGAAGAAATGGCCGAAGGGATTATAGCGCGATTCGAACAAAAACCGGCTATAACTATGATGATATTATCTTGGATAATCGAGGAGAAGCCGAAGACGTCCTGTCAAGAATGGACGAGTAGATTTCTACTTATGGTTTGGTTAGTGTGGCAGATTTGTATGATTTAGTCGGCGTAACAGGAAATTATACAGATAATAAATATGGATGGACTGATATTAGGAGTGCTTCTGTAATTCGAGTACGAGACGGATATATGCTTAAACTACCCAAAGCCCTTCCACTAGATTAGGAGGATTCTTATGGATGGATATTTGATGTCATACGGCTACATGGGTTTTGTTGCTGGGCGTTGGATATTATTCGCAACGGAATCCGAGTATTACGAATATTTGAATGAGGAGAGATAAAATGACAAGAGCAGAAACTCTAGATAGAGCCAAACAATGTGTATGCGGCCAGCGTGAAAATGAATACGGCTCTCCCGAAGATAATTTTCAGTCAATAGCCGCTTTATGGTCGGTGTATAAAAATACTGATTTCACAGCAACCGACGTAGCTATGATGATGGCATTACTTAAGATCGCTAGAATTAAGACCGGAACAGCAACCGAAGACAGCTTCGTGGATTTGGCCGGTTATGCGGCCTGCGGCGCAGAAATTGCATCTAATACTAATAAAGAAAAGGAGATTATCTGATTATGAAAAAAACAGAACTTATGACGACTGTAAGCAGTTCGTTTAACAAGATTGGTTTTAAGCTCAAAAAACATAGCCCTGAAATTCTCGTAGTAGCCGGTGTAGTCGGAACTGTTGTAAGTACAGTTATGGCTTGTAAAGCTACTACTAAAGTGAGTGATATTTTAGAAAAGGC